TTGAATTGCCGCACCTTACAGACTTTAGCGCACTTGACGAAAGTGTAGAACTAAGCCTTAAACGCTACTATGTAGTACAAGAAGGCAGTCGTCCAAGTGAAGGATTCAGTCCAAGTTGGTGGAGCCACTTATGGCGTGTTAAGTGTACTCCACTAGTAGATGCACAAGAATACAACGATATTTTAAATGTGTTACAAGAAGATAGTGACGGCAATACCACAGACAGTACGCTTCGTGATCTGCTTAGTACATACAATAAAGAACTAGAAATTACAAACAAAGTTGTTGCTGCAGCGGAAAAAGAAGTTCCAGAAAGTGGCTACGATACAAGTCAATACTATATTGTTCCTACAGATCCAGTTACTGGCAGACCACTAGAGTCCAAGGGTGTTAATGCCGACGACACTGCACAAAATGCAGACAGCACTGATGCGAGTGCAGATGCTAGACGCATTACTCCTCAAAATAGCAATGCTTACAGTGGATATTTGGTAGGTGATGGACTTGCTCCTAACGGCGAACCAATTAGTATGGGTACAAGTTTCCCAAGTGATGCAAGAGAAGGCGACTTTATATTGCGTTTAGACTTCTTGCCTAACAGACTATTTAGATATAGCGGAAACCGTTGGCTGAAAGTAGAAGATGATGTACGCAGTAAACTTACACCAGGAACTGGAAGCACACTTATGGATGGGTTTACAAACAACACAAGCACATTTACTGCAGACGATAATACTACTGCAAATAGTAGGCAGTCACTAAGTGATGCACTAAAACCTAGAGAAGATTAATGCCACAACAGTTTTTTTATGATGAACAGATAAGACGCTTTTTGCTGCAGTTTATTCGCGCATTTAGTAACTTTCAAGTAGAGTATGGCAAGGATCGTGATGGCAACACTACATTGATTACTGTGCCTGTTAAGTATGGCGATGCTACTCGAATGGTAAGCAGCATTATTCGTGAGAACAGTGAGAACAAAATTATTCCAACTCCTATGATGAGTTGCTATGTAACAGGCTTAGAATATAATCCAGAGCGCAGACAAGATCCTACGTTTGTAGATAAAAAACATGTGCGTATGCGCAAGTTTGATCCTAATACAAACAGTTATACTACACAACAAGGCAATGCATTTACTGTAGAGAGAATTATGCCTGTTCCGTATACACTGCAGATGAGTTGTGATATTTGGACTAGTAATACTACGCAAAAACTACAACTAATGGAACAAATATTAGTATTGTTTAATCCTGCACTTGAAATACAAAGCACAGATAACTATTTAGATTGGACAAGTCTAAGTTATATTGAATTACAACAAGTACAATTTAGTAGTAGAAGTGTGCCCGTTGGTGTGGATGAACAAATTGATATTGCTACACTAACATTTACTGTGCCTATATTCTTAACTGCTCCTGCAAAAGTTAAAAAACTAGGAGTTATAAACAAGATTGTTGCTAGTATATACGATGATAATGGCGGTATTGCAGATGGAGTAATTGATGCAAACATACTAATGGGTGATAGAATGAAATTTACACCTATGAACTTTGGTATAATTGTACTAGGAAACACAATACAAATACTAGATAGAAACGAAACTATTACTAACAAAGTAGACTACACTCCACTTAACGATCCGCCTGAAAAAGTAGGCACAGATGATGTAAGTTGGGCAGCACTTATCAATCAGTATGGAGCACTGGTTGCTGGTATAAGCCAACTACGTTTAGAGCAAGGTACTTCAGAAATAGTAGGTACAGTTGCGTTCCACCCAAGTGATCCACATAAACTACTGTGGACTGTAGATGCTGATACTATTCCAACTAATGACATAAGTGCAGTTGACAAGATTGTTAATCCTTTGCGCAGCGCACCCGGAGCAGGACTTGCTGCGGCAGCAACAGGGCAGCGTTATCTAATACTAAATGCCATTGGTGATGCAAGTAATACAGATGGTCCGGATGCATGGGGAGATTTAGTAGCAAGTGCAAACGATATTATCCAATACACAGGATCAGTTTGGCAAGTAGTGTTTGACAGTAGCACAGAAGAGGGTGTACACTATATGACTAATACTACTACAGGCTTACAATATAAGTATACTGGCAACGAGTGGATCAAGTCTTATGAAGGCGAATACAAAGCCGGCGATTGGAGTATCGTCATTTAATAGCGGTGTTGGCGCACTGTTTTTAAGCAAAACAAGTTCACGTTATCTTTTTGTGCTTCGCAATGGTGCTAGGTATGATAGTATGTGGGCGTTTGTTGGTGGTAAAGTCGAGACTGATGAAACAGAGTATGATGCATTACAGCGTGAGATTATAGAGGAAATAGGATTTACTCCTGATATTTTAAAAACTATCCCAGTAGAAAAATTTACAAATACAAAAAATAACTTTACCTATAGTACATATGTTTGTGTTGTAGAAGAAGAATTTATACCAAAACTAAACAACGAACACAAAGGATATGCTTGGAGTAAACTAGATAGTTGGCCCAAGCCACTACATCCAGGTGTGTTTACCACACTTCAAATAAAGGATATTGTTAATAAAATTAGGACTATTGAAAGTTTAATGTGTAACTAGAGTCTGCCTACTACAACCTCAATTACACCTGTACCTGATTCTGATTTGGCTTCTACTGCCTTACCAATAACACTTCCAACCATAGGATTAATCTGTCCAGTAAACGCTTGCGCATGTCCTGGTGTACCACTTGATACCATTAAATCACCTTTTTCAACTACACCAACTACCTTACATGGAACACGCCCTAGTAAAGCCATTGGAGGAAAAGTAGGATCATCACGTTCACCTTTAGGACTATTCATTACACAGTATGCAGTATCTTCACTGGATACAACACCTGCAATTTTATTACAATCTGCTGTATCGCATATTGTAACTTCAGCATCTCCTCCAAACATTAGTACCGTACCAACACTATACTCAGCATCAGCGCGATATCTTTCCGCGATATCAGCGTACTTTGCTTGTTTAGCGTTTGTCTCAAATCCACCAGCGGTAGAGCCATCATGTACTCTAATACTGTCGCCTTGTGAATCAATACTTAGTTCACCATCTGCGCCTGTAAAAGCGTTGTTCTGTGCTGTTGTTCCTCTACGAAACTGTAATACTGTAGGCATCTTTTGCTCCTATATCCTTTATTTATTAACTAAATGCACCCAGGTCTTTACCGAGATCATCAGTGCCTGTGCCTTCTACTGTTCCAATTGGATCCATCATACTATACACTGTACCCAAGTTTACACCAAAAGCATCAGTTGCTCCTGAATCGAAAGGTGTTTCTGCAGTATTCTGTGCAGCGTTTTTCTGTAAATCATAATCACTACTTTTACTTGGTAGTGTTTGAATAGTACTGTTTGGAAAACTGGATCCACTACCGCCGCCACTTGCAGACACCCATCCTAGACCGCCGCCGCCATCTGTTTTAAGTACCTGTCCACCACTACCATCTGTGGCAGGTAGTGTCCATATTAAGTTACTGCTTACTGTTGCTGGTGCTTCAAATCCAACATAATGACTGCTATCTGCATCTTTAAAACGTATCTCTGCTCTTGCTAACAAGTCGATGCTTGTTGCTACAGTAGGACTTGTCATTGCTGGTGCAGTCAATGTTTTGTTAGTTAGTGTGTCTGTAGTTGCTTTACCAACTAGTGTGTCAGTTGCAGCCGGAAGTGTTAGTGTTACGTCTGCTGTACTAGCAGGACCAATAAGTGTAACGGCGTTAGTTCCGTTATCGCTATCTTCAAAAAACTTTATAAAGCCAGCACTGGTAGCCCCGTTTTTAAAATCAGCACCTGCATTTATAACTGGTGTTGTAATAGTAGGAGTTGTTAACACTTTATTTGTTAGTGTTTGACTATCCGAAGTTCCAACAAAATCACCACTAGGTGCTGCTTTGTTACTTGTAACCGCACTTGTTCCAGCACCAACTACAACACCACCACTAGTGATAGTTGCTACGCCAGTACCACCATCTGCTACTGCAATAAAGTCTGCGCCGACAAATTCTGCTAGTCCTGTAACGTTACTGCTACCATCAAAGGTCGCTTTCAACGGGGTTTTTGCTGCCATTTATCCTGTCCTATTCCTTACTGTATTTATCCACTACATCATTAGTGCTAATACTTCAATGACACCTTCGCCATCAATGTTTTCTTCAATTGCTTTACCAATTACTGTTCCTAGTTTAGCATCGTTATTTGCCATTGCCATACCGTTGCCTGCACTTACCATTAAGTCACCTGCTGCAACTGGACCTGTCACCTTACATGGTACACGCCCTGCTAGTGCTAGTGCAACACCTTCCTGCGAACTGTTCATCAAGTGTGCTGGATTAGTTGAAACTATACCTGCTACTCCACGACAGTTTTCAGTATCACATGCTACAACTTTGCCTTCTCCGCCAAACATAACAACAGTACCTGGATCAATTTCGCTGTCTGCTGCATACATTTCAGCCAAGTCAGCGTATCTTGCATTTGTTGCTGTACCTGTAAACAATGTAGATGTTAAGTTACCGCTACTTGGATTGTAAGTTAATCCTGTGTCTGTTTCAATTCCTTGCGAACCAGTTGCTCCATCAACAAATGTAAGGAATACAGATTCATCTGTACTATTATTTGCTGTTGCATTTATTAATGAAGCAGTACCAGTAGTATCCTGGTTACCTGCAGCGTTCACGCCTGGCAAGTCAATGTTCGCACTTCCATCAAAACTAACACCGCCAATATTTCTTGCAGTTGTTAATGTTGCTGCACTTCCAGCAGCATTTCCAGCAATATCATCTAGAGTAACTACAAATGTTGAAACACTAGCACCTGCTGCATTTACAAATGGCATTTTGTATTTTTGAACTACTCTATCATTTAAGAAGTCTGCAACACTTGTTAGATCGTATGCATTTTCAAGTGTAATTACTTGTGCAGTACCATCTGCTTTTGTAAACGGAACAGTAGGTGCAACTTCGTGTTTTGCTTTGTTTTCAAATCCGCTACCAGTGTAAACTATTAAATCATTTGTTGCTGCACTTGATACTGTGACATCATTCAGTCCACCTAGTGTGCTGGCACCGCCGCCTCCACCGCCATCAGTCCAACTTAAATTTCCACTGCCATCAGTTGTAAGTACCTGTGTGTTTGAACCATCTGTTGCAGGTAGTACCCAAATAAGATTGCTGCTTATAGTTGCAGGTGCTTCAAAGCCAACATAATGACTGCTATCTGCGTCCTTAAAGCGCAGTTCTGCTCTTGCTAATAGATCAATGTTAGTAGCAACTGTAGGTGTTGTTAGTGCCGGAGTAGTAAGTGCAGGTGTAGTAAGTGTTTTGTTTGTAAGTGTTTCTGAACCTGTTAAACTTACAAAACTATCACCTTGTAGTCCTGCATTAAACTCTGCAAGTGTACCTGTAAATGTACCTAAATCATCTAAATCAATGTGTATAGTGTTAGCATTACTGTTAATAACTTTAGTAGTAAGTGTCTGGCTATCAGTACTACCTACTATTGCACCACTTGGGAAAGTTTTACCTGCAATAGTTTGTAGAGTGCTACTTACGGTTACATCAGTTTGTCCGTTACCACTGTCATCTGTTGCAACAAGGTGTGTTCCATCAAAGTTCAAACCTGCTCTTTGTGTTAGGTTACTACCGCCATTTTGTATTGTATGTCCTGCAGTGCTACCACTTTCAGCACCGAAACTTAAATTACCTGCACCGTCTGTTTTTAGAACATGTCCATCTGATCCATCACTAGTTGGGAACAAAAATCCGTTAAGGTTGATCTTTCCTGTGCCTGCTGGTAGTAGGTTAATATCGTCATTACTTCTAGTTGACATTACGTTGTTATCAACTAATTTTAAGCCATCTGTGGTTAAATTATCTACATCAACGTTAGCACTTACAGTCAAGTCACCTGTAATTGATCCATTGCCAGTGCCAGTAAATGCATTAATTGTTGGATTAGTAATTGTTTTATTTGTTAGTGTCTGTGTAGCAGTGTTAGTAGTTACTTCAACACCTTCGATAGTGACAACACCTGCACTCGATCTCGCTATAGTAGTATCACTTGCATGACCAAGTTCTATGGCTGTAAACTGCGGACTATCACTGCTTCCTGGGATGTCACTTGTAAGTGCTAGTGTACCTGCAGAACTAGGCAATGTTACGTCTACGTCTGCTGTACTAGCGGCTCCAACTAGTGTAACTCCGTTTGTTCCATTATCAGTGCCTTCAAGAAACTTAATCTTACCACCAACTGTTGTGCTTGTTGCTGTAATGGTCGGTGCTGTAAGAGTTTTATTTGTAAGTGTTTGGGTGCCAGTTAGTGTGGCTGCACCTATATCACTAGCAACTTCTGCAGTACTTCTGCTCTCAAGTCCACTGGCAGTGAATCTTGCATATTCGTCATCCGCTACACTAGCACTGTCAACTTTTACTGCATTTGTATTACTAATACCAAACGTTAGTGCAGCCTGTCCACCTATATCACTTAGTACTTCACTTGCACTGCGTCCTTCAATAGCAGTGCCATCAACTCTTAGGAAGTCGTTATCTGCTACTCCACTTGTAAACGTAGCAACATTGCCACTGCTTATTCCTGCACTAGCGATATCACTTGTTAATGCTACTGTACCAGCACTCGCCGGCAATGTAATAGTAACGTCTGCAGTTGCAGCCGGGCCTATTAGCGTTACTGCATTTGTGCCATTGTCTGTATCTTCCTTAAACAAGATACTACCTGCTGCACTGCCTGATCCAGTTAGTATTGGTGCAGTAAGACTCTTGTTAGTCATTGTTTGTGTTGCAGTTAACAATGCTATTGCGCTGGAGTTACTTAGGTCGGTACTAGCAATAGTAATTGCTGCACTGCCATCAAAACTTTGTCCTGCAATATTTCTTGCAGTTGCTAGTGTTGTTGCTGTTGTTGCATTACCTTCTAATGCTGCTACTAATGTGCCAGAAGATACAGTTATGTTGCCTGTTGCGGCGCCTGTGCTTGTTGTAGTACCTAATGTAAATTTATCTGCACTTTCGTCCCAGATAAATGCAGCATTATTGCCAGTACTTCCGCGCTCAAATATAAATCCTAAATCATTGCTGTTACTAGTTGCACCAGTGTTGAGCTCTATTATACTATCTTCAACTACACTGTTTGTTGTTGCAAGTGTAGTAGTAGTTCCATTTACAGTAAGATTGCCTGTAATAACAGCATCTTGTGATACAGTAATGTTAGGTATTGTAACGTCATCTGCTAGTCCAATAGTAACAGTGCCTGAACTTTCAGCGACTGTTGTTTCATTTGCTACATTGTTAAATGTAATAGTTCCACCAAGTGCAACTGCAGTGCTGTTACCGCCTTGTCTTGCTACTGTGATAGTACTATTTGCTAATGAGCCGTTTGCAATGTTTGTTAGTGTATTATCAGGACCATTGATAGTTTTATTTGTTAGTGTATCTGTAGTTGCCTTACCAACTATCGTGTCTGTTGCTGCTGGCAATGTAATTGTAACATCACCAGTGCTTGCAGGACCTATAAGCGTTGCTTTGTTGGTACCGTTGTTTGTGCCTTCTAAAAACTCTATCTTGCCTGCAGTAGTAGCAGTTGGTGTTAGGATAGGATTAGTAAGTGTTTTGTTTGTAAGTGTTTGTGTGCCAGTTAGAGTTGCAGCACCTATATCACTAGCAACCTCTGCAGTACTTCTACTTTCTAGTCCACTTGCTGTAAATCGGGCATACTCATCGTCAGCAACTGATGTACTATCAACT